CGTGTAGCCCGTACCGCTAACCTCGTTGGTTACGCTGTAGGCCGTGGTAGCCGCCCCGAGGGTGGCCGAGCTGGTGTACATAGCGATCTTGAAGGTATCGCCAGTGCTGTTCGTGAAGTCGTGCGTACCCGTCAGCAGCTCTTGCTTGAACGAGGTGCACATTGCCTGCGTAATTGCCATCTCAAAGTCTCCTTATAACACCCGCAAGGCCGGGGTGCCCTGCCTCAACCAAGGCATTGTAAATAGTGGTCCGATCACTTGCGATGGCTTCACGCATATAGTGCGCAACGACCATCTCCATGTCTTTCTTGAAGGCCCGAGCTTGATCTTTAATCAGCGGGTGAGCCGTATCGGACACACTCATTAACTTATCGACGCAACGCGCAGCAACTTCCTCTGGCGTGAAACCCCGGTTTTCTGTCGTGTGTACCGCGACAATCGGCTCCGGGGAAACCGAAACATCAACCTTAAACATTAGCTCACCGGCATCCTATATTGCCCAGAACGGTAAGTATCTTCTCGCAGCTTACCATCCCCAAGCATCTTCAGGAGACCAATGGCCTGAACATATAACTTCTCGTAGTTCTGAATAATATCCGGCTCAGCTTTCATAAACCGAGCGGCTTCCACCAGCGCGCCATTGAGCAACGCCGAGTCAAACTCATCACCCAGCCACGTCGTCCCGGCAGTCACAATGGACTCAGGGTAGTAGCCGTAGTGCAGCTCAACCGTATAGGTGCTGTCCGGCGTCGGGCCTACGATAAAGAAGTCGTCATCAAAGTTAGCGTAGTGCTTGGGCAGCCCCGTAGACGACGCGTTGGGGTAGGCCTCACGGATGAAGTTCACGTCCTTGTTGAGCAGGAAGTTGTAGTTCCCGCTGCCGTCTTCCACGGCCACGCTGTAGACGTAGAGAAAGTCCGAGGGCGTAGCGAGGTACTGATTACCCGACGTGAAGGAACTCGTGACATTACGCCGCAGGGCAGGAATCTGAACAGTGTTGTAAATTTTCTGCTCAGCCTGCTGCGTGAACATAGCGAGCTGATCGTCCGTGAAAGAAGTCTCACAGATGTCCTCAATGTTAGTTTTCAGCTCGGTATAGTTCATGACTTACGCCCTATGCCATGGGCCCACGGGCCATGAGACCCTTCGTAGCCGCACCGGTACCGCGAATCTTGATCCCAGACGTTTTCATATTGATCGGCTGGTTGATCTTCGGGCTCGGCACTTTCTTGATCTTGCCAGTGTCTTTGACTTTCATGACCTACTCCTAACTCGTTGTGACGGTCACTGTACCAACAAACCCAGCACAAGGCGTGGGCTGTAATGGGATGATGTTAGCACGGCTCTGAGCGTACTCAGGGCTGTCTGGGCGCGGGTTACGGATCGCCTGCGGGTCATCCACCGGGTACTCACCCAACTGCAACTGCGGCTGATCCGGGTCCCAGCACTCAGGGCACGCCTTAATGTTCGTATCGCGGCGCTTGACGAAGACGTTCCGTAGCTCACGCAGCTTGTACTGGAACCCGCAGACATCGCAGATACCAAGGGCTCGCTGGCTAGAAGCGAACCGGTTACTCATCAGATACGTCCTATGCGCGGCACGAAGCGGGCGTTAGTCTTCACCCGGTCTTCGCTCGCTGCGCGATCAAACTCTTCCTCGTAGGCTGCCTTGAGCATTTGTACCCGCTGGGCTAGCTCCGGCACCTTCATAGCAATATGGTAGGCCAGTCCTGCCACCAAGCAGGGGAGAAAGCGGAAGGGCATATCTGCGGTCTGTACCCCTGCCCCAGCGTCCTCAATGCGCCGCATGCGCCAATACTTGAAGGTGTAGTCGTTGCTGTCCGGCACGGGCCAGACATTGATTCTGGGGGCATCCACAAGCCGCTCAATCCAGAACTGAATAGGCCGTCCGGTCGTCGTCTTGTTCGGGATAGAGGCATAGGTGCTGACGCTGATCCGGTTGATGGTCAGGTCCTGCTGCGTCGAGCCCGAGCCCGTACGGATAACTTGTTCTAGCAGGTCAACGGTGTCGGCGGGGAGAGTGTACTGCGACGTGCCGCTGACCAAGGAAACGGTGCCCTCGTCGATGGTCCAGAGGTTGATCCCCCGGTTTTGCCATTCGATGGTCATGAGGTTCATGGAGCGGCGCGCAGTACGCAGGTCGTAGCCAGAGCGCATTTCCCGTCCGGCACGCTCCCATGCTTCCTCGGCGATCTCCGTGAAGTCCATGTTGAACGCTGTTGTACCGGACGTTGCCATTTACTTCTTCCTCTGCAGAGGCTTCACACGGCGGGGTTTGCCTGCTGGCTGGCCGAGACTCTTCTTCTGCGACACCCTGCTCTTCTTCTCAGCAGCCGTCATCTCAGAGGCCGTTTTGGGCGTCTTTGACGACACGCGTTTGGTCGGGCGGCAGTACGGAGTCCCGCGCTTCTCACCCTTTTGGCGCCCGCACTCTTTACCGGTTCGGACATCCTTCCAGTCCTCTTTGAACCAGCGCTTGAGGGCGGCGCCCTTAGCTGTCTTACGAACGGCCACTAGCTTTCTTCTTCCGGCATTTGGCGATGGCGCCCGATGCGTAGGCGGACGGGAAGACCTTATACTGCCGCTTTACCTTGCGGTAGCAATCGTCCTTCACCGTGCCGCCTTTCTTGTAGTAGCAGCGCATTACGCGCCCTTCATCTTGATCATACGCGCCTTACCGTGACCTCGTGCAGCACGACCACAGCCACGGACGGTGCCACCTTTCTTCATGCCTTCGCCTTGCAGGCGGCGCATACGGTCACCGGACATAGCCTCACGGACTCCACGAGCTGCGGTGTCCATATCGGTACTGGCGCGCTCGTTGTAGCTCCTACGGGCGGCTTTCGCGGCTTCTGCGCGGGGCTCGATATAGTCCTCGACCATACCCGCACCTTCCATAACAGCGGCAGCAAGCGGTACAGCACGGCCAGCAGCGCGGAGCGCACCACGCCCCATACGCTTCATCGCCTCTTCCCCAGCCTTACGGCCCGCACGTTGTGCGGCGAGGTCCTTAGCCCCTGCTTTGGCAAGCTCACGTTGACGGCGGCGAGCGATGTTGGTGTTGGTACGACGCTCAATATCGACCTGCTCATCACGCAGATTCGGATTCTTTCGGCGGCGCTCAACCTCAGCTTTAGACACGGCGGAGGGCGGGGTTTGGCTCCGCGTCCGCTTCATCATCTTCTGCTGAACTCGCGACGTGTTAGGGCCTGCTACGCTACGGGGCATGGAGGCTCTCCTTAACAAATTTTGCAGGGGCGAACACCTTTCTTCGCCATACCTGCGCCACGGACCTTACCGCCTTTTCTGTAGACAGCACCGCCAGCCTTCATCTTGCCAACGCCGTCAGCAGCGAAGTCGGGGACCATCTTGTCGCCCTTCTTGACCATGTTGAGCTTACCGCCAGCCCTCATGCCATGTTTCTTACCGGGCATCATGGTGCCGTCGGGCATTTTGTGCATACCGACTTTGCCGCCCATAGCCATCTTACGCTTCGATCCGCAGTTCATCTTTTTATCCTCGCGCTCAAACTCTTTACCCACGGATTGTGGGATGCCGACTTTCTTTGCGAACTTCGGGTTATTGGCAACTGCAGCCATCAAGCGCTTTTGCTTCTCGCTCGTCGATGGCATTACCACTTAACCTTGTCGGCCCAATAGGCCGCGCTCATCTTGCCTTTGTTAATGTTCTTGCGGTGTCGAGCCTTGAAGGACGCCCGCTTTTTCTTCATGCGGTCCGACTCACCCTTCTTGGGCTTGCCCGCAGTCTCCGCACCTTGCTCGCCGAAGCGAATGACCTTCTCCTTACCACCCTCACAAGCCTTCACAACGTGAGACTTTTTCGGGTGACCGGGAGTACGGCGGGGCTTGTTGCAGGCCATCTTAGCCTTCTCAACGCGCCCCCCTGATGCGTAGTACCGGCGCATTAGCTGTAGAACACCGTCATAGCCGTGATGTTAGTCATCGTAGTGATGAACACATCAGACTGAAAACGTATGCCCCAATCGGGGATGTTCACAGAGTGCGAATCGGACGCAAGAAAGTCGATGTCCAAAAGAGTTGGACCCCCATCACCGTCAGTGATGGTCAAGCGTCCTGCCCCTGCCCCCGTCAGCACCTGCACCTGACGAACCCGCGCCGGGCCTACTGCGAGAGAGGCTGCGGCGGTAATTCGTTTGGCGCGTACGTCTGAATTAGACATGGGGTAGCTCCTTAGCCAGCGGAGACCGTCAGCACGCCGGAGTTGCTCCAGAGTTGACCGGCCACGGACGGATCAGAAGTCGGCAGGTCGGTGAAGATGACCACGCTGTTGGTGCCGTCGTGGGTGATAGAGATGTTCTCCGTCACAGCGCCGGTGTTTGCAGCCTTGGTGATGTCCTTAAAGCCGTTCTCGGAACGGACGGGACCTTGGAACGTAGTGTTAGCCATGGGAATCTCCTGTCGTGGCTAGTGTCAGACTCAGATGAGCCTGTCAGGGATTAAGCTTTGTTATACACCTCACAACTTGTTTCTGCAAACAAATAAAAAGGGGGCCCGAAGGCCCCCTAGGTACTGCTCGGTTTCGCTTAGCTTGCGCCGGGCGAACCGAAGATGCCCAGCGGATCGGAGACGCCGAAGGAGTAGCGCTCGCGAGCCTTGTAACGGGCGTTGCCGGTGTCGAAGTCGGCGTCCATGGACGTTGCCATGGGGGTCCGCACGAAGTGCTTCAGGCCGTTCGGGACATCGGTCATGAGGAACCACGCGTTCGTGTCCGTGAGGTAGTGGTTAACACTGTAACCCTCAGGGATGGAACCGTTGTTCCGCAGCGCGTTGAGATCGTTGTCAGCCGTGCCAACGCGACCTTCGGTATCCAGCAGGCGGGTAGCCACGAACTGGAGTGCCGGGGGCACGATGAGCTTACGGGGCTTGGCAGCGATCAGCAGACCACGCTCGTCGGTCCAGCCAGCGATCTGAATGACAGCGGCCTCAAGAGAAGTCTCGTTGAGGTCAGCAGCCACAGCAGGCCGGTTGGAGTTGGTACCGCCAGAGACCAAGGGGTGGTCGGTGGCGCACAGCGTCTTGCCGTCGCCGTAGGTGGTGCCAGCCGCGAACGCGTTGTTCAGGATGGCAGCAGCCTTGACCTGCTTGGTGTACGCCATAGCGCGGGCCAGTGCCTTGGTGTAGCGGGAAGACAGGGAGTCGTACAGGTTGTCTTCCATTGCTTCTTCCGTGATGGAGAAGCCCATGGCGATGGTCTCGTGCGTATAGCGAGCGGTCCATGCTTCTTGAGCACTGTCGTACTCGATAGCGGCACCTTCGTTCTTGACAGGCGCTGCCGAGAAGCCAGACAGCTTCACCTCTTCTTCGAAGGAACGGTCCGAGGACTCGGTTTCGAAGATTTCGGCGTGCTCTTCGCCATACTTGGCGTACTCCATGCCGAACAGAGCGTTAAGCCCCGGCAGGAGTTCCTTCAGTAGTTGGGCGCGTGAAATAGCCATTTACATCACTCCTTAGACGCCGGTCGTGTTATCGAGTTGATGACCTGCGTTCCACTTCACGTACGCTTCGGTGTAACCACCGGAGGCGTTCTTGGTCTCTTCGACGAGACCCACGATGCGGAAAGGCAGAGTGTTGGTGGTTGCGGACGTGTCGCTGATCGCGCAACGGGAGTTACCCGAAGCGGTATCACCGGTGTTGTCCACACCAGCAACGTTGGCGCCGAGATCGGTCAGTGCCAAGTCACCAATGGTCGTGCCAGAAGACACAACAGCCGCTTTGAACAGCACGTCGGTTGCATCGACAACATAAGCCATGATGTCGTCAGCAGCCGTGCTAGCGGGGAAGTACTGCCGGAACACTTTGCCGAGGGTGGCATCGGTGTACGAGCAGCCCATGAACACGCCAATCGGCGTCATAGCAGCGTCGAACGTATCACGCTCAACAGTACCACCGGTCACCAGCTTTACAGCGTCGCCAGCGAAGATGCTCGTGGCATAGCCAGAAGCAATCTTGTACTGACGGGTCACACCTGCGAAAGGCGTGCCGCTGATCAGCTTGACCGGAACTAGGCCGTACGGCCCACTTACAGTCGGATAAGCCATTTTAAGCTCCTAGAAAGTATCAAGACCCAGAACCAAAAGTGACCTTCGTCTTCCGCTCACTGAAGAGAGGCATACGCGGGTCATTTTCTCGCATGAAGTTGTTGTCTACAGATTGCATCTGAGCCTTCGACTGTTGGTTGAAGTAATCAGTGCGATCCTCAACAAGTTCCACCGGGGCCTTACAGAGCATCAGACCGCCGATCACCACGTTGTCCGCAAACCGTTCGTTTTCAACGGTGACCATGGTGATTTCGGGATGATCCGATGCCTTCACAGGCTCCCAGCCTTCACGGAGTTTTGAGGAAACGTTCGTGGCGTCGGCGACCCCGAGCGTACTAACCCGGACCCAGTGATAGGTGTACCCATCTTCAGGCGTGGGGCTCGGAAGCAATTCCGGGCGAGTCCACTGCCGCTTACGGGCCGTCTTTTCACGAGTCTCTAGCTCTCGGTTGATTCGATTCTCAGCCATTTCCTTTCCTCATCTCTTTTGCAACCTGATCGGCGTATTGTTTTGGCGTCAGTCCTAGCCGTTTGGCTAGCGCCACCTGTGTTCGCGTTAGTCTGACCTTTTTAGGTGCTGTGCTCCGCGTAGCGGGTGCGACCACGTTCGTACTGCGTTTCGGCCTTTCGACCGGTGTTTCTGTCTCTTCCTCAAGTCCTTCAAGCTCACTACCCTCAAAGTTCTCTGGAAAGACCGTTCGCATACGAGAATTAATCGTCTCGTAGTAGTCATCGCTCTGTGGGTCAACCCCACTTTTAACCAGCTTTGAATGCAACCCCAGCGCAAAGCTGGTCATTTCCTCGTCGGTACCAAACCATGGATTTGCTTTCTGCCAGTCCTGTGCTTTGGTATCAACTTGTACTTCAGGTACTGCTGGGGCGTTATAAACTCGTTGTTCTCGTTGCGTTTCTACAGCAACTTCTTTTTCTTGTAAAGCAGGCAATTTGATATTAGCAAGTCGCTCTGCTTTAAGGCGGGCGGTAGTGAGTTTATCTTGCGCGTCTAATACCGCATCCGCCTCACCAGACTCATAAGCCTGACGGTACGCTCGCTTAGCCGCTTCAAGCTCAACTGCCGCTGCACGGCGGGCTTGCTCGACAAGCACGGTCTGGTTCTTAGTCACGCTACCCTGGAGCCGCTTGTTCTCTTCAACAAGTTTCTGGGCTAACGCTTCTAGCTCCTGGCGTTCCCGCAGGGCCGCTTCCTTGGCACGACGCTCGTCGTGGTAGCCCTTGGAGAAGTGCTGGATGCGCCGCCGTACCTTCTCCGAGTAGTCCTGAAGTTCTTCCTCAGTGACATCTTCGGGCGGGTCGGACGGCTTCCTGCCACGATCCGCTTTCGGCGTATCATCAACGACTTCTACCTCGACACCATCTTCTTCGATGATCTCTACGTCGTCATCGTCAGCCTTCACCTTGCTGGGCTTCTGCATGGGCTCAGCGCTGGTAGGCTCCAGCTCAATCTCCACGCCATCCTCTTTATCAGGATCGGGAAACTCGTACTCAACTTGTTGGAACGCCATTTAACTCTCCTTACGCTCTCGTAATACCGCGAGGGTCGGCGACAACAGCTTCAATACTGTCGTCATTCATAAGACGGTACTCGGTACCGCCGATCTTAAATCGCGTGCCAGAATTAGCACGGAACATTACAAAGTCCCCCGGCTTACACCACGCGCCGGTTGGGAAGCGCTCTTCATCGGCGTAACACTGATCGCCCATATCAATCACAGCGCCAATAATCGACAGCACTTGTTCTTGGTGCTTGATCTGGCTGGTCTTAATTAACTCACTGCCATCAAAAGTCTCTTCGACTTGTGGAAGAGCAATAAGTAGGCGGTAGCCCACGGGCTTCGGAAGTTGTGCTTCAAGCTCTTCCTCCGTGAGTTCTGCTTGCGCCTCAAGGGCGCCTTCAACTAGTTCTTCGGCCACGTTAGTCATCATTGTCATCCATATAGTTGCGCGAGAGGTCTTCTACGAATCGTTTGCTGGCTTCAAGACCCCGAATGAGGCCAACAACTTCCCGGTAATTGGGGTAATCCTTAGCGGACCCCGCAGCC